CGATGCGATACTGGCGCTGAACATCCGAGCGGAGAAGCTGCATCACCTCTTCGAATGTCGGCTTGTTGAGGATTTCCTGCGCCTCTTCCGGGATCTGCGGCGGCTGGCCCGTCTGCTGTGCCTTGAGCTGCTCCTGCTGGATGCGCTGCTGCACCATCTGCTTCTCTTGGGCGCTCGGAAGCTTGATGCCGGTCATCATCAGCAGCGTTTGCGGCTGGAACTTGTTGGCGATCAGTTCGGCCTTGATGCGCAGCAGGTCGCGAGCATAGCGCGCCGCTTCCTTCTGCTTCCTCTGGATGCGCTGCGAACCGAACTGAGCCTTGATGTTCTGGGCGCCGAGCGTTTCGTTCGGGTCCGACGCGCCGCGGAGAATGTCAGAGATGCCGGTGATCTCGTAGATGACCTGCTTGACCTGCTCACGCTGCACATAGAGGCCCTGAAGCGTTGCCTGGACCATGTCGATCGGCATCAGCCAGATGGCTTTTTCGAGCCCGCCGGCCTGCGCATAGAGCGCGGTCGCGTCTTCCATCGGCACAAGATCGCCGTCCTCGGAATCAGCGACGGCATCGAATTCGGTGATCTGCGCATCGCGAACGCCGCGCACCTTCAGCATCTTGATCAGCGCGTTGATGCGGACCGTGATCGAGCTAAGCTCTTCGGCCTGCGCCTTGTACATGCGGTACGGCGGGATCGGGACGAGCGTGTCGCTGGTCTGGATGGACATCAGCGGCCGCGGGATCGGGAAGAACTGCGTCAGCCCGAGCGGGTCTTTCTCCACCATCAGCGGCGCTTCCTTGTAGCCGGTGGCGATGAAGATGACTTCGCGCTTTTCCTTGTCCCAGATTTCCCAGACACGAGCCCGCTTGAAGATTTCCGGTGGTGGGCTGTCCTGGCTCTGCTTCTCGGCATCCTCGGTCGAGGAATAGTCGAGGTTGACCTTCCCGCCGAGCTGCGGCGAAAGCTTCAGAAGCTGGTCACGCGTCAGGAATAGTTCGAAGGCAATCCACGGCACATCGTACCAGCAGCGAGCAGGCCCGCGACGGAAGTTCGCCCACGGCACATGCTCGGAAGGAACCTCTTCCCATGCCAGCCTTTCGCCCGTCTCGTTGTCGCCAGAGATGTACGGCACGTAGCGGACTCGGGTAACGCCACGGCCGACCAGTTCTGAATCCTGGACGGCCGATTCCATGTTCGGGTCGAACTCGTCCACATCGAGGTCATAGGACAGGCAGCGCTCGATGAAGTCGCCGGCTTCCTTGGCAACCGGGTCATTCTTGTCATAGCGCGTGCGAACGTCAGGGATCGGCGTCGAGTTGTAGATGGCCGGCGCCAGCGTCTCGATGTTCGAATACAGGATGTTGAATTCCTGCTCACGTTCGATAGCGCCATTGTGCCGGCTGTCGCCATTGCGGAACGTCTTGACCGTCGTCTCGGCTTCCTTGCGCCACGATTCCTCCTCGCGAGAAGCAAGGTCGATCGCAGAGAGCCAGAGCCTGACCAGGCCAGCGTCTCCGCTGCCGGCGTCCTTCTCGGTCTCAAATTCGGCTGTGCTGACGGTTTCGTTGGTCATCAGTAGAGCGCGATGATGCCGGATGCAGTGGTGTTGGTGGACATCACCTTGTAGGCAGAGACAGGCATGAAGCCGACCGGTACGTTGGTGAAGGTGACAGCCGTGGAGACTTCATCAGCCTGAACGGCGACATTGCCCGTCACACCGATGTAAAGCGACCTGGCACCGACAATCGTGGCGTCACTTGGCGTGACCGCGGCATATCTGGCTGCGGGAGCGGTGGATTCACTCATGCACGCCTCCTTTTTTCCTGGCGTTTGATCAGTTCTGCAAAGGTGAGGTTGGACTTGATGAGGCCGGTCTTCTCGTCAGCCTGGAATGCGATGTCTTTCTTCGGCGGCTCTTTCGGCTGCTGCACGATGGCCTCACGCCATGCGAGGCCGAGATATCGGAATGACGAACCGATGTGTTCGGCCCAGTCCTTCACCGGGTTTTCCCGGAAGGTCTTGAGTTCGTCGTCCCATTCGCGGCGGTAGTTCTTCAGGCCCTCGATGCCGAGTTCACAGCGCGTCTTGTCGAAGACTGCAGCCTGGATCGTCTTGCGGCCGGCGTTGATGCCGTCGCCGACGCTGACCTTGGCAACGCGCTTAGGCTTGCGCTTGAGGATCTGCAGGGTTTCCACGCGGGTGCGCTTCGTTCCCCACTCGGTAACGACTGCATCGTGAGGAACGTAATCGTTGCCCTTGTAGCCCTTGTCATCGAGCCACTTGACCCATTCCTCAAGATCATCCGACTCTGGCCGGTAGAAATCGACGATACGAGGCTTGCCGTTGATGACCTGGAAGCACCAGATCGGATTGTTGACTGCCTTGCCCAAGTCCCATGCAGTATGGACGGGATAATCATGGTCAACCGGCACATCGCAGATGCGGTCTTCCCGCTCTGCCTGCGCCATCTCAGCGCCCCAATAGGCCCCGACCATCGCGCCTGAGAACGAGCAATAGAACTCTTGGTCTATCAGGCCGTTGGCAATGTCCTCGCCAAACAGACCTTTGTAGACGTTGCGCTGTTCCTCGATCGCCTCTGGCGAGATTGCGCCGGTCACATCAGCCGGCAATATCTCGGTGAACCAGGCAGGGTCGTTCTTTACGGCGTCATACATGCCTTTCGCATGATTATTGCCGCGAGGCGTGGTGATGAAAGATGCCCAGCCGCCGTTTTCTGCAAGGATCGGGCTCAGATATGCCCATGAACTCGGGTTAGCGAGCGCCCATTCTGAAAATGTGATGCCGATCGGCGGCGAACCAACGAGGCTGTTATAGTTGTCAGACCCAACCACCTGAAACGTTGACCCGCTCTTGAAGCGGATAAACATCTCGTTGTCGTTCATGTTCTCGATGTATTCGTCCGGGAATGCATCGAATAGGCGACGACGGCCAGTCCCAGGATTAACAGCCGTCCAGATCGCCTTTCTCGCCTGCGCCGCCTCTGGCAGCATGTGCCAGTATGTGCCAACTCTCTTTGCAGAGCTGACCGCGTGCATGTGCAGGTTTACTTCGTCCTTGCCGGCTCGACGATGCCAGAACAGAAGCTGGCGCCGGCCACCATTCTGCCAGTTAAGCCACGCCTTTCTTTGATACGGCCTTGGAGACCAGCCGTTTGCCGGCAGCACGAGTTGAGCCACGCTTCCGCCTGTTGTTCGCCTGCTCCTTCTTCGTCGCCCAGCAGCAGTTAGACGGCTCGTAGTGGCCGTCATTGTCCTTGCGCTCGAGCGATGTCCCGACTGGACGCTCGCCCATATCGGCGAAGAAGTTTTCGAAGCTATCCATCCAACGCTGGCAAACCATGATGCCGCGTCCACCATAATATTCGTACTGGTCGCGCTTCGGGTTCGTGCAGCGCTGGAGCATCATGTTCCACGAGACCCAGGCCCTCTTATGGTAGAGGCCGTGGGATGTGTTGCCCTTGCTGAACTGCCGCCGATGCTCCTGCATCTTGGCAAGCGCCATCTCTTTGGCGAGGCAGCCGCAAGACTTTGTCGCGCCGCTCACGACATTTGAGCAGTTGCGGGTGACCTCGTTACCGCATTCACACCTGTAAACCGCCTTCTGCGGTCTGGAGCCCTTGATCTTTTCGATGAGTGTAAGTCTTCCAAACAATGATTTTCGCACTCCTTTCCAGAGTAACAACATTAGAAGACTGAGATTCATTCGTCCAGTTTAAACTGCTTGATGATGACCTGCAGAGCGCCGCCGCCCTCACCTTTATGCTCGACGCTGGCTAGTTTGGCGTGGACATAGGGCGCGGCCTTTTCAGCGGCCCACATACGATCCTTGGCTTCTGCCGTTTCGTCTCTGAGGACGTTCAGCATGTATTCCAGCGGCAGCAAGCCCTCTTGCGCTGCGGCGTCTGCCAATTCCCTGGTCTTCACGTTTGCGGTGCCGGCTTTGCGGCCAGCGCCATCTCTTTTACCGCCGCGGGCCATTTTGATTTTCTTTGATTGTTTTCAGAGTATTCATAGCGCTTTCCAGCAATCCGAGCATGGCGGCTCGTACCGTGTCGCACACCCCGACAGCCAAAACGCCAGAGCGAACGCGGCTATAACGATGGTGAGCCAGATTATGCCTCGGGCGTAGCGTTGCCAGAAGGTCATGGTGAGCCAGGCCATTTCTTGGGCTTCCGGATGGGAACCTCGATACCGGTCGACACCAGGATCTTCAGCGCGTTCTCGATCTTATGCTTGGCGAGGTCATAGCCTTTGAGGATGTCGAGCCGCTTCATCGCGTCGCGTGTCGAATCCAGTTCAGCATATGCAAGCGTGATGGCGTCCTCGTGGGGCATCTCGCTCTCCTGAATGAAAACCCCGCCTTAGAGAATTGGGCGGGGTGAATGTCGGGAAGGCGGGTGCCTATCGCGCCGCTAAGCGGTCAAGTCCAGCGCCTTCCCGATCTGTTACCAGGCGCACCATAATCGGCCCCGAAGGGTAGCGGCCTACGTGGGATTTCCACCGCTGTTTAACCGACTAGCTTGGCATCCTATGGCAGGTTCCCGCCAAGCTCTGCTGCCAACAGCCGCCCGATCACTAGAGACAGTTCTTCTATGCGCTGGCCGTGAGTACCAGCAGAGACGCGGCGAAATCCGCAACAGAACCGTCTCGAAAATTCACTGGCCGAATTGTTAACTGATTTGCGGTTAATGATCAATAGATACAATCAGCTATCAACAGGCCGCGCCTCATAAAGACTTGCTGTCGTAATGTATGTAGGCGATGATGACGGCCGCCAAACAAACCCAAAACGCCACCCAAGGCAAAGAATCCCCTAT